ACAATGTTGGACTCCGTGAAGATCGCCCGCCGGCAAAGCGAAATCCGGCAACAGCTCTCGACCCTGGCCGGGAAGCCCCAGCCGACCGAGGACGAAACCCGTTCCATGGAAGCCCTGGACGCGGAATACCGCACGAACGAAACGCGCTACCGGGCCGCGCTGATCGCCGAAGATGGCGAGCGCCGCGAAGCCGGGGCGCAACTGGAAACCCGCGCCGGGGCCGAATGGGATTCCCTGGTGCAGGGCTTCGAGCTGCGTCAGGTGGCGCTGCACCTGGACGAGGGCCGCGCCATGGATGGCCGCACCCTCGAGGTGGTGACCGAGCTTCGCAGCCGTGGCGGCTATCGCGGGACGCCGGTTCCGTGGGGCGCGCTGGAACGCCGGAACACGGTAGCGAGCGGGACGCCGAACCCCCTGCAGACGCGCCCGATCATCGACCGGCTTTTCCCGGATTCGGTGGCCGCGCGCATGGGTGCGGAGATGATCGCAATCGAAAGTGGGCTGACCGAATGGCCCGTTACCACTTCGGCGGTGACGGCCGGGTGGCAGGCTACGGAAGCGGGGGCGGTGGCCGGGCCGACGCAATTCACCACGGTGGACAAGGCGCTGGCACCGAACAACACGCTGGGCATTCGGATGGCGATCAGCCGCCGGGCGATGCTGCAGACGGGCGCTGGCCTTGAGGAAGCCGTCCGGCGCGACATGAATGGGGCCATTCAACAGGCCCTTGACGCGGCGATTTTCCGGGGCGCTGGTGCCTCTGGTGAACCGCTGGGCGTCCTGACCACGCCCGCGACCTACGGCATCACCGCAACCGCAATCGGAGCAGGCGGAACCTGGGCGATCTTCCGGGAGGCCATTGCCCGATTCATGACGGCCAACGCTGCCAGCTCGCCCGCAGAGGTGAAGGTGCTGATGCGGCCGGAAGTGTGGAGCTTCATGGATGGTACGCTGTTGATCTCGACCGCAGTTTCTGAATACGAACGCATGGCGGCGGCAGTCGGCGCAGAAAACATCGTCCTCTCGACAAACGCGCTTGCCGCCCCGACCGGCTCGCCGCTCGCCTCGACGGCTTTGCTGACGACGAATTCGGGCGGACTCGCGCCGATCTTTGTCGGCATGTGGGGCGCTGTGGACCTTATCCGGGATCCCTTCTCGGATGCTGCCAGCGGTGGCCTTCGCCTCACAGCCCTGACCACGGCTGACGTGACCGTGGCGCGCGGTGCGCAGCTGCAGATCCTCACCGGTGTGCGGCAAGCGTGATGCTGTGGGGGGCGTCTCTCGGCGGGCTTGAACTTCGCAGTGAGGGCGGGGAAACCCGCCTTCGGGCGACGTTCCCCTATGGCGCGGAAACCGAGCTTGCACCTGGGCGGCGGGAGGTCATCGCCGCCCGGGCCTTCGCTGACCGGATCGAGGCGGGGGAGGATATCCACCTCTTGTCCGGTCACGACTATGAAAAGCCTCTCGCGTCACGCGCGGCGGGCACCCTCACCTTGCGGGACACCGACGCGGCGCTTGTCCTGGAGGCGCGGATCGACGCGGGCACCAGCTGGGCGCGCGACTTTCTGGCCGCCCATGCCGCCGGGCTGATCCGTGGCCTAAGCCCCGGCTTCCGGGTGCCGGAAGGCGGGGAGCGGATCGAACGGCGCGGGCAGGGCCTTCTCCGCACGATCACGCGGGCCGCGCTTTACGAGCTGAGTGCCGTCACTGTCCCGGCCTATCCGCAGGCGCAGATCGAGGCGCGGGCGTGGGAGGGCGTGAAGGTCGATCCGCTTTCCGCCGGGCTGTACCGAACTCTCAACCGTTGGAGGCTCTGACATGGGCTTGATGGATATATTTCGACGCAAGCCGGTGGAAGTGCGTAGCTCTGGCGCGGGCTATACCGCTGCGATCATGGCCGCTCGCGCGAGCTACATCAGCGGCGGTTCCGGCATCGGTGAGCTGACTGCCACAGTTCAGTCTTGCGTCACCCTGTGGGAGAACGCCTTCGCCCTTGCCGATGTGAAGGGCACGGACTTTCTGACCAGGCCGGTGATGGCTCTGATCGCCCGCAGCATTGCCCTTAGGGGCGAATCCGTGATGCTGGTCACCGGCGACGGCCTGGTGCCCTGCAGCGATTGGGACGTTTCGACCAGGAACGGGATCCCGCGCGCCTATCGTGTCGGGATCCCAGAGGCGGGCGGGCCTCGATCACAGACCGCGCTGGCGGCAGAGGTGCTGCACCTGCGGATCGGTTCTGACATGGTGGCGCCCTGGTCAGGCACCGCGCCCTTGCGGCGGGCACCCTTGACGGCCGAGCTGTTGCACCAGGTCGAAAGCGCCTTGCGCGACGTCTACCGAGACGCCCCGTTGGGGACGCTGATCATTCCCCTGCCAGACAGCGGTTCGGACGACATGGAGACGATGCGGGCGCAGTTTCGTGGGCGGCGCGGAGCCTCGCTTGTGGTCGAGGGCATTGCACAAGCGACCGCGGCCGGGATGCACCCGAACCTTGGGAAATCGCCCGACCAGCTGTCGCCCGACCTGTCCAAGAGCATGACAGGCGAGACGCTTGAGGCGGCGCGAGACGCTGTTGCCATGGCGTTCGGCGTCCTTCCCGGCCTTCTGAACCGTGGCACCACGGGGCCGATGGTGAGGGAAGCGCAGCGCCACCTTTGCGGATGGGTGCTGCAGCCCATGGCGGAGCTGCTGGCAGAGGAGGCCAGTGCCAAGCTGGGCGCGTCCGTTATGATCGACGTGGGGCGGCCGTTGCAGGCCTTCGACGCCGGGGGGCGGGCGAGGGCGCTGGCTCAGATCATCGAAGCGATGGGCCGGGCGAAAGAGTTGGGGCTGTCAGCTGACCAGCTGGAATCGGCGTTGCTGTCCGTCAACTTCGGCGGCGGCGACAACCTAGCATAGGGACGGGCAGGGTGCGCCTGCGGTTAGCTTGGCCGCGAAGCATCTGGGCAGGTCGGTTGAGTGCCCCATAACCCCGACACGGCGCGGCTGACTTCGACAGCGCGGCGCAGATTGCTACAGTTTCCAGCTGGGGGCGATCATGGGCCGGGTGGAAACGTCCGGCCCTCCACCACTATCTGAACGACGCTTCTTCGGCTGGTGTCGATTTCCGGACCTTAACCGTCCCATACGACAGGACTAGTTGATCCACACCTGGCGCGTCCACAATTGCAAATGCCCGACCTGTCACCGTGTAACACTCAACTGCATCTTGAGCCTTAATGATGCTAAGAACATCCCCGACCGATGGCATTTCATCGGCTTGGAATTGCCCCAAGGAATGCTTTCCATCCGTAATCTCGACTATAATCATGGCAGAGTCTTGCCCCCTTTTTTTTCCAATCTAACGCCCGGACCGCTTCCGTTCTCTGCGATAAACTCCACCCCAGCCGCCTCGAGGGCCGCCCGGATTCTAGCTACCGCATCGGCTGAGGCCGGGGGCTTCCCGGATCCTTCCGCCCGCTTCACCGTCATTGTGGATACCTTGGCGGCCGTTGCGACTTCGGGCTGGGACCATCCCTTAAGTGCACGGGCTGCCCTCAGTTGTTCGGGGGTTGTCATGCCTATTGATCCAATTAGAACATTGTGCTAATTGGATCATATCGCAACCACGGAGAAACACAATGACAGACAAACCCAAGGCCATAACCGCACACCTGGAGCAACTTCAGGCATCCGTCTACATCACGGAAAGCCTTATTGAAGTAATCATCGCATGTGGTGCCAGACCTGAGCACAGCACCCTGATGCTCAAGATGGCAGAGTCCGCCCAAATGATCCTGCAGGAAATCGGTCGAGGGCTGGACTCTGTCGAGCTGGCAAAGGTGACATCATGACCGAAGGCTCATTCAAGATTTTTCCGTTGCCGATCTACAGCAACGGGCACGAAATCGATGCTGAAGACAAGGCAATACAGTTGAGGCACCTCGCATTGATCGGGCTAGCCGCCAGTGACAGCCGTTTCAATATCAAGCACCTAGATACTGCTTACGTCAGTCTTTTCGAGGTGATGGCCGCTCTTGCGGACGAAGTGGCGCAGGAGGTTGAATCGATGAAGGTGGGCGACAAGCGGCAGAGCGCGGCGTGAGCGTTGACAGGTCTGTTATTTGTGTGATACGCAAATGAAATGCAGCCTGGCCCGTTCAACACATTCCTCGCCCAAATGCTCTCAGTCGATGAAAAGACAGTGACTGTCTTCACGCGCGAGATGAAAGAGGCCAACCTCATTACTTCCGGTGGGCGTGGACGCTACGCCCCCCACATGCGCCCTCTGGACGCTGTCCGCGTCCTTATCGCCCTGATGGCTACTGACCGCCCGTCCGAGGCTGTTACCGCCGTTGATCGTTGGCGTGCAATGTCGCTCCGACCCAACGAATCCGAGGGAATCTTGCCGGCTGAGCTTTCCGGTGGGCCGACGCTCGAGCAAGCCCTTGTGCGGCTACTGGCCGTGGATCCTAATCCGGCAAAGTGGCCAGCAAAGTGGCCAGCCTTTCAGCTTTCGAGGAACGAGAAGACCGCGTTCCTTGAATGGGGGCTGGGCCAACCTCCCCGCGCAGTGTTTCGGGACGCCCTGCGAGACGATGATCGGAAAGAACTCTTTGGCATTCGTCGCATGTGCCTTGTTGCCCCGATTGTTCTTGGCAAGATTGCATCGGGCATGTGGGTTGACCGCTTCCAAGGTTGTGACACCGAAGGTCACCCCCTGAATCTGGGACACCAGTGGAATCAGATGGGCACCGCGGATGAGCGGCGCGCGCGCACTGCTGCGATTTATGAATTCGTTCGCAAGCGTGATTCTGACTGGCGCTTGGGGTGCGATTGATGGCCAACAGCTCCGCCCTCTTGCCCGACTACACGACCCCGGCAGAACTAGCCGGGCATCTTGGAATTGCGGAGCGGACCTTGCGGGAATTGGCGCGGGGCCTTGGAGCCTACCGCACGTTTGGCAAACAGATGATCTTCCTTGAAGGTGACGTGCAAACCATTCTGGAGGCCGCGAAGCCATGCCCCTCAAGATCACAAAGCGCGGCGCCGTCTGGCACTTCGCAGGCACCGTCGCCGGTCGGCGACTTCGCGGCTCTTGCGGCACTACGGACAAAGCCATTGCCCAAAGGGTCGCAGCGGAAGCCGAAGCACGGGAATGGAAACGTCATCTCGATGGGCCGGGGGCACACGTGACCTTTGCTCAGGCATCCATCGCATACCGCCAAGCGGAGAAACCGACTCGCTTCCTGGAGTTGATCGAGAACCATTGGCAAGACACCCTGATCAGGGAAATCACGCCGGGCGCGGTGCGTCAGTCTGCGATCAAGCTTTACCCCAAAGCCAAGGGCGCGACCCGGAACCGGCAGGTGATTGTCCCGACGCAAGCGATCATCAACCATGCGGCATCTCTCGACTGGTGCAGCCCGATCCGCGTTAAGCGGTTCGATGTTGACGCCAAGACAAAGCAACCAGCAACCGAAGCATGGGTTAACGCCTTCGCTGCGCACGCCTCCCCGCACTTGGGCGCGCTGTGCTATTTCATGTTCGGCACCGGTGCGCGGATCGGCGAAGCTGTCGCGATGATGTGGCGGGACGTGGACCTAGTGGCCCGGACGGCAACCCTTCACGGTCGCAAGCCCAAGCCGTGGACCAGGACTGCCCATCTGCCGCCCCCCGTGCTGGCATCGATCGCAAACATTCCGTCCGACCGGAAGTCGGACGATCTTGTCTTTGGCTACCTTGAGGCGGGCAACGTGAAGCAGGTTTGGGATCATGCTGTGCAGCGCGCCGGGATTGACCGCCTCACCCCGCATTCGTGCCGTCACGGCTTTGCGACCACACTCTTGCAGCGCGGCGTTGACCCCAAGACTGTTGCCCAGGCGGGCGGCTGGAAAGACGTCGCCACTGTCATGAAATTCTACGCTCACGCGATGGATGACACGACCGTCACGGATCGGCTCTTTGGCACAAAACTGACACAAAGAGCCACGTCGAAAGCTACAACTATCGGAAAACAAAGGACGAAACAGGCATGAACCAATCCCTTCGTTGGGGAAGGGTGTCCCGCCGCCGTGGATAAGGAGGGCCTTGGGCTGGTGCAAGCGGAAAAATCGCGGTAATGCGCCGCATCGTCTGCCA